TGTATTCTAAACTAAAAATAGGATCAGTGAATCCGCTAATTCTTCCAGTTTTGGATAAACTTAAACCAGGTGGTAATGTACCACCGTTAAAAGGAATGTAATATTCAATTGTATCGCCGGCTGGAATATCAGGATCTAACACTTGAAGTTGAAAGTCAACTCTATCGTTATCTAAAACAAAATAAGTATCATTAGGACCTACAGGTAATAAACCTTCTGGAGTAGCCCATGTAGGTTCGTCTGCGCCAAGAACTGTGATACTAAATGTTCTATCGCCTATGTCATTAGCATCTTTTGCTCTGACTACAAATCTACTTGTTGTTGATTTTGCTACTTCTAAAGGAGTTCCGACTATGCGTGTTTCTTCAACTCGAAGACCTCTCGGAATGCTTCCAGAAATTATTTCAATGGTATAATCACCTAGATCAGAACTTACATCTAGAAGTATGTTCTGAACTTCTCTCTCATTAATAGTTCCTAATGAGCCTGATGGAATATTCCATGTGATTGCCATTAACTATACCCTTACCAAGCAACATGAGCTGATCTAGTCCAAATTTCAGTAACGCCATCATAGTCACCTCTACAGACATAAATGTAGTTTGCGTCAGCAAACATTAATCCTTCTGTATCGCCTGGACGTCCAGCGCCTGTTGCTGGTGCTGAATCTGTGTATACTGCGTTCGGTACTGATGGATTATAAAATGAAACTGAGTCTCCATTATTACCGCCGGATGGTGTAAATGATGTTGTAGTTGTTACAACGCCAGCCGCTACACTTTGAACTACAAGTTCATCAGTTCCTGGCAGTCTAAAAATAGCGCCGTTTTGAATGTTAGCATCATTATTAACAGCAACCGTTGTTCTCGATACGCCTACTGGAATATTTCCATTAAGTGTAGTTGTTACACCTGGCTTAGTAAGATAACCACCTTTAGATGTAACTCTGTCATTTTCACCTCTTAGGTTAGTTAGGTCATAGTTGCCAATATAAATTTTTCCTCTAATATGAGCATCAGAAAAACCATTTAATGATCCGCCGAGTTCTACAGTATTATCACCATCTGGTCTAATATTAGATTTAATAGTACTGTCTAAGTTAATCTCGCCTGATGTTTGATCCCATAATCTAGTTGAATCGTCAGCAAATACTGAACCGTATAAGTCTCCTGAAAACGTTGCTGATACAAGAGTACCTGCTCCGCCTAACGCTGGACTTTGAAGTTCAACAACAGGAACACCATTTCCATCTAAAACGCTACCAGTTAAATCACCAGTAACATCACCAGTAACATCACCAGTAACATTACCAGTTAAATCACCAGTAACATCACCAGTAACTGTAGCACCAGTCATGTCTACTGAACCTGTGAATACTGCGGTAGATGAGTTCTGAATTGGTCCAACAACTTTACTAGCAATGGCGTCAAGTAACGGAGTAGAATCTTCGCCAAATACTGAACCTTTTACATCGCCGTCTAGTGTTCCTGCGATTGTGTTAGATGTAATAGCATTGGCCTGTACGCTATTAACAACTGCTAGGTTCCATCTTTTGCTAGTTGAACCAAGAGCATAAGTATCTGTTTGGTCCGGTATAATGTCTGAAGTTAATTCAGCATTTAATGTAATGCCATCTGTGTCAGCATCACCTAGTGTTAGATTTCCATCTGCTGTGATATTACCTTGAGCATGTATATTTCCTGTAACATCAATGTTACCAGTAATGTCAATATTACCAGTTCCTGTAATGTCGTTGCTGTTTAGCACAATGTCACTAATAATTGCACTTCCACTAGCAAGTAATTTTCCACCTACCGCTGTACCATCGCCAACGTATAGGGCTTTTGTATCTGTTGTGTAAATGAGTTCACCGGCAAGAGGAGTAATTGTTTGTCTCTCTGCGTCGGTTCCTCTTCTGATTCTTAAGGCCATTTGTTTTATATCTCCGTTATATTATCGTTCCTAGATCAACATCATTTTCAGATGGTGCTAGTATATTTCCAAAATCGTAGTCACTTATCTGATAAAGTGCTTGTACCGCATTTTGTGGATTTTGGTCAATAGTCCCAAAATCATTATCAAAAAGTGCATTAAGTATACTGGTTTGAGTTTTTCCGCCATAACTTCCTACAAAGTTTGTAGCGGTAACGCCACCAGTAATGTTAATTGATCCTGTACCTACAATGCTTTGACCATTTAAATCTAATGGTCCAGTTAACTGAGCATTAACAAGATCAGCACTAATTGTAATTTGTTTACCTGAAGATTCAACTTGAACGTTTGAACCTCCAATTAATGTTAGTGTATCACTTTCTAAAGTAGCAAGTGAATTACCACTGTCAGTTATAATATTCGCAAACGAATTTGCTTGATTTTTACTAACAGTAATATCATCAGCATTCTGCGTGACTGTGATACCAGTACCAGAAACAATACTTCTAAATTTTAGTAAATTAGCTTGTTTTTCAACAAAACTTTCTGCTCCACTACCAAGATTTTGACCCGTAACGGCTAGTTCATTACTTAGTGAAGTAAAGTTTTTGTTTACTTTATCAAATGCGGTACGTAAATCATCGCCTGTACCATCATTTACTAAATTACCAATATTAATTTCTTCGATTGCCATTACATGCTCCTACTAACTATTTATCCTAACGCCTGATTCGAGGTCTTGGATACGCTACTCCAGAATTTGGTCTTGCTTTATAATTACGTTTAGGATACGTAGTTCCTTCACTTTTTCTTTGTTGTCTATATCTTAATACAAGATTTGGTGATCCTAAAAGTGCTTCAATATCTTCATAATTTCCTGACCCAGTGTCACCTAAAGTATTTGGTTCAGCCATTGCTACAATCATATCTCTGGCCTCCTCACAAGTCATGTCAGGATACGTTTGGCAAAGGCAAGCAATAACACCAGCAACTTGAGGACTGGCCATACTTGTTCCTGAAATTTTTCCAACCCTATAACTTGAGTTTCTTGGATCTCCGTACGGGCTAGCCGTTGTGTAAGCACTTTGAATATAAGTTCCAGGTGCCCAAATTGTTATTCCAGGACCTCTATCACTATAATCAGCTGGTTTTTCTCTAAGCGATGTATAATCTCCCATTGCTCCAACACAAATAGTAGGCAAGTCATAACCGCCAGATGCTGTAGTATCAACTCGAGTCGGCGAAGTTCCTCTCATATAATAGTAAGGAAAGTTTACTGAATCAGGATAGCGGTTTGCCATTTCAAATGTATTATCCCAATCCTGATCCCCAGGAGCGGCATGGTACCATTGACCATTGCCTGCCGCACCTATGTTGATAATTCCTTCGTCAATAGCATCTTCAACATCTGCGTCTAGAGCATCGACAGGAACAGGTATTCGTTTACCAGATATAAATCCCCAGTCATTAAGTTGTTCTGTTGTAAATGGCACAATATCTGAAGTAACTTGATTGTTTTGTTCTATAGTTACTCTGAAATTTTCTGGATTGTCTTCGTCAAATCTTACTTCCCAGCGTATACCAGGATCGCCAAGTGTTCCCGAACTTGCCGCATTTCCTTCAAATACAACTCTATAGTATTCTGTGCCTGGATTAGAAGACACAATAATTTGGCCATTCATATTGGTATGATTGCTACATTGATAGAAGTAGGTGCCTGCCGCAGTAGGAGTCCAACTTACAGTGTTACCACTAACGGCACCTTGTCCAGTTGCTCCAGCTACTTGACTACCTGTACCTGTAATTTGAGCTGTTTTGAAATACATAGGATGAACAAAGTTTGAATTGTTTGTGATTTCTAAAGTGTCGCCTACTAGTATATTAATAGTTGCGTTATCTCCACTAACTGCTCCATTACGATCAGTACCGTTACTTAATGAAAATGCTATGTTACTGTTGTTAACAGCATCAATAGTATAAGTGTTTACAGGTGTAGCATAATTCCCTGTTGGTTCAGTTCCATAATAAATTCTTTGACAGCTTGTATCCGGAGCGTTACCACCAAATCGTTCTCCACTTCCTATCATAATTTTAGCATAAGGAACATTATTTGGAGAAATGTTAGGTTCAGTAGTTGAACCACCACCAAATGTAATATAACTATTTGTTCCTACATTAATTTGAGTATAATCAGTACTAAACATAGTAAAAGTAAATGGTAAGTTTAGTGTCCAGTAACCGTCATCATTATCTCCTGTAGTAGGACTAGTTAAAGAATTTAATCCTGCTACAGAATCAATACTAACATTTGCCTCTCCAGTTGCTCCCCTTGTAGCAGTAGCTGCAGGAGTTGAGTCTTGAGTAACATTAAGGGTAACATCAATGTTAGTATCAAAGGTACAGTTAGGATTAGGTTCAGTGCCGTAATTTGTAGTAATGTTTATAGTATATGTTCCATCTTTTTGTACAGTAAATTGTTCATCGATTGTAGCGGTTACTGAAGCACCAGTATATATACCATCAGTGTATGTTGCCACAACCACATTATCTGGATCTCTAATTTCAACTTCGATATCTAAATCAACAGTACCTGTAGGTGTAGCATAAGTTATTTCTTGGAATACGTCTACAGTAAAGTTTCCGTATCTTGTACCACCTTGTGGTAGAGTTTGTACATAAACTGTGTTAGTAGTAGCTGATTTTAATGTATCATTAAGGAAAGCTCTAGTGCCACCTGAAACAGTCCATCCACCTCCACCAATAAGTCCTCCCGTTGGAGAAGGATTTAATGTACCTTCTGTATTACCAGGGTTCGGAGTTCCTGAAGTTGTACAGGCAAATTGTACCCAATCGTCTTTTGCTCCGTCGCCTATGTTATATCTAAAACTGGCTAAATCTGAGGAATTGTCTGCGCTGTATATTCCTGAAAACCCTGTAGGAGTTCCCGTGCCTGAAGTTGCTGTATATCTAGTTCCTCTATATGTAACTGCGGTAATATCATTAAAGGTCCATTGTGATGGAAAAATACTCATCCCCCAACTGCTGTTCACCACTGTAGGATTTTTTATACCGGTATCTGGATTAACAGATTTTGTTCTATGAAACTCTCTTACATAATCGTATACGTACGGAAAGTTAGTGTTTCCGACGTCGCCAGCGTAATAGTAAATGTTATATAGATTAGCATCTCTGGCCCAACCTTGTGTATTACCACCTGCTGTTCCCATTACGTGTAAAGCATGGTAGTTACCGGAAGTATACTGTCCATATGTATAAGTACTACCTGCTACGCCTCCAACTTCATTGTTATATAAAGCATACCAGTCGATTAAGTTTACTCTAGAACCTCCAGTCCCGTCAACATTAACAGCATATTCTGGGTGACCTGTTGCTTGTCCATCAGCATCCATAATAACTATGTCTACATTCTTACCAGTTTCTGTTAGTGTAATTGTTTGCGTATTATCACCACTCCAATCATTGTGAACTCCACCTTCGACACATCTAAGCAAACCCCAATTTTTATGATTACTATTTTGTACTGACTCTCTATTGAAATTTGAAGTTTGTGTTATGACATGACTTGAAATAGATACACCCATTTCTGAAGGATGAGGTTGTACAGCTCTTACATCAGGATGTAGTTTTAAACTAACTGCTTCCTTTCTAGTTAGATAATAAGATGTAGATCTGCTCTTCGGACGTTCTTGATCTATCATAACAGGTCTAGTGATTACAGTATTGGTAGGTGTAGTATCTGCTGTTGTTAATTCTTCGTGAATACGAAGCATGCCTTCCATATTTTTAGCAGTTACAATGTAACGTCTTTGTGTAACGTCTCTAGCCATGCTATTATGCCTCTAACTGAATTAGTGTAAGTGTAACAGTAAATGTTCTTGTGCCGCCTGATTTATTTTTAACTGATATAGGTATTACATCAGTAACAGGACTTTCATTATTAAAACCTAGTACAGCCGGACTTATCAATACTGTATCAGCACCTGTTGTAATAGTTTCAACTACCACACCAGCACCTGGAGCTGGATCATCTGTTTCTAATCTTGAAGCATCTGCGGTTCTACTTGCTTGATCAGTATAAACCCTAACCCATGCCGCGGCATCAACTTGTAATTTTAATACCATGTATCCTTTAAAGGCTCCTGTGATATTAGTGGTTGCTGTTACTCCGTCAGCAATACTAGATGTTGAAGCTGATTTAGTAGTTCTAGATCCTAATCCAGTACCACCACCGCCAGCGGCCGCGCCCGGCTGCCATCTTACGTTAGCCGCGTCCCATACAAGAGCTTGTCCGTCTGTTGCTCCTACTTGATCTAATTTATATGTATTGAGTACGCCATGTAATCCATCAACTAACACACCTGAACTATCTTCAGAATAAACACTACCAGTAACATCACCATCTATATTTCCAATAACGTTACCAACAACACCACCAGTGTGTGTACCTTGTGTGTTACCTACAATAGTATTTGAAAAAGTTTTAACTCCGGCAATAGTCTGGTCGCCCGCTGTATACACTCCATTTGTGACTGTGCCAGCGTTACCACTAACATTACCTGTTACATTTCCTGTAAGATTTCCAACAACGCCTTGGCCTGCCTGTAAAACACCATTAGCATCAATATAAACATCGCCGCCATCAACTTTAAAGTTAATAATATTTGTTGCTCCATTAGAAGCATCAAAAGTAAAATCATTATTAGCATCATTAATGCTCATGCCGCCTGAGAATGTTATACTATTTGTAGAAATAGTATTTCCAGTAGCATCAATAATCATTGAACTGTCATCAGCAAAAACTGATCCAGTAACGTCAGCAGTAATACTTCCTACATCAACATTATTTGCGTATATATTATCCCAGCGTTGTGTCGGTGAACCTATGTTATAACTAGCCCCCCACGCTGGTGTAATGTCCTGTGTAAGATTTGTAAGTATACCAGTTGTTGCTTGTGAGTTTACAAACAGAAAATTATCGTCGACTACCTTTAGTACTTCATTTACTTTGTCCCAGGTTAGTGGGTGATTAGTTGAATTATATAGAGTTGTTAATGCCATTATAGTCTCCCCACCGCTACTTCAATTGTTCCTATTCGATCACTATCATAAACGTCGATAGCTTTACCAATTATTGTTCCTGGCTTAGCATCTCCGCCTGCGCTTGTAGCAACTCCTGGTATACCACTAGCAATAATAAGATCTCCTTTTTCAATTTTTCCTACTACCTTACAAGGTACTCTACCTTGTAGTGCTACTAGAACTTTTTTGCCTTGACAATCAGAATTCATAATGTAAGCGGCTTCAGTACTTACTACACCGGCAACTTTATGTGTTCCTAATTCTCCGGACAATGTAACTTCTTTATCGCCCCCGAATTGAACAACTGTTCCTGGTTCGTATGTCTTATCACCCTCATAATACTCTGCCAAGTCAGCCCAAGTAGCTTGCATTCTACTACCTGCTGTTAATTGCCAGTTACCTTCAATGTAACCAATTGCTGATGTATTACCATTTTCTGCTGTAAGTGTTCCGCCGGAACCTACTTCAACTCTACCAGAACTACCTCCAGCAGTTCTAAATTTGTGTACACCTGCTCGATATTCAGTAAAGTGATTAGCGGCAACGTTACTAAACTGTGCCTTAATAGCAACTTCACCATTACCGTTTCTGTAGTTAACATAGTAAGCATTGTCAGCTGAACTTTGTTCGTGTTTTGTAATTACAGGTGTAGTCGAAGTTTGGTAAGTCATCCATATACCTTCTAGGTCTGAAGGATTACCACTTTCAACACCATCACTTACATTAATTGTAATATTACCATCTGCAGTAATATTTTCAAAATTAGATGTACCAGCAAAGTCTGCGCTACCAGTTCCACTTCTTTGTACAATAGTATTTGCTGTGTTAGAACTAGTAAATTCAATAGTAGCAAAATCAGCGGCTGTATTACCTGTTCCGATTCTAGCCATAACACCAATGTCGCCAAAGTCAGGACGTCTACATCCTAAACCATCTTCAACAATAGTTTTAGCATCAATTGGAACAGGCGGTCCGTCAATAGATTGACCTATTCCTCCTGGATTAGATCTTCTAGCAAGAACTTTTGTATTAGAGCCAACTGCTAAGTTTGTGTTATCAGTAACATCTATAACTGCTACATCAATATGTCTTAGTTTTTCAAAACCAATACCATCATAGTAAGCGCCTGATCTTGTTGCGTTGGTAGAATCTTTTAATGCTAAGAATCCATTAACAAGGGTAAATTCTAATGTTTGAGCACCACTAATAATTCCGTAGTGTCTTATTTTACCACCTGTAATTGTTCCGCCTGTTGATGTATCAGCTGGAATTCTAAATGTATTTGCTGTGATGTTGGTTGCTTTCCAGTCACCATTGATTGCTGTAACAACAGTTTCTTCTGAAATTACAACAGCATCACCTTCGCTCATTCCATGGTTTTCAGATGTTGTAATTGTAGTATAGTCATCACCAGCACCTGGAGCAGATTCTGCTGTGTATACATAACTTGCGATTCCAATACCTTCAAACTCTGTTGCTCTAGCAGTATTAAGATCTAATTTATGCTGTTCAATACCAGCATCATAATTAACATCTGCGTTGACAATAACGTTATCGTTAATTGTAGCAACAATTTGAGGATCAGGATAGTTAGTTACAGTTGGTGATACAACATCAGCAACGCCTGGAGCATTTTGTTGGAATGTAAATGTTAACGCTCCTACAACTGTTGCGTTTGAAAATTCACTTGAACCATTGGTTGTAAATGCTAATATGTCAGCACTTTCAATATAACTGTAATCTGGTTGTCTATTGTTATTTGGATCTACTGGATTGGCTTCATACATCCATCCTTCCGGAGCGTCTTGTAAGTTACCAATCTTCATGTATGCTTTTCTAATAGCATCACCTTCACCTTCAATTCCTACATCAGGATCTGGCAAACCTCTAACAAAATTATTACTCATATCAATCGGTCCAGTCATCTGACGTGAACCATCACGCGGTAAGTATCCTGGTCCAATTAATACTGTTTGAATTCCACCTTCGTGTGTTAAACCTAAACGTCTATCAATATAAGCTCTAACAGCCGCTTCGGTTGGTACTGCTTGGTTACTTGCTTCACCAGCACCACCCAGTGTAACGTCACCGGTAAATTCACTAATTGTTTCACCAGCGGCAAGTCTTAAACTTGTAATACCTTGTAAGTCGATCTTAGCATCAAGTGTAACTTTACCAGTACCTTGGTCAACAGCAAAGAATTCACCAACTCTAAAGTTACCTGACTGATCTGATGATACCCAGAACACACGTCCTGTACCTTCTTCAACTGCTTCGTTTGATTGTAGAGGATTGTTGTTAGGTGGACCAAAAATGTTTGATGGATAGTTAGTATCAGCATAAGATCCTGTACCAATGGATAAGAAGTCATGTCCTGTTGCTCTCATAGTTGAGATGTTAACAGTAACTTGTCCTTGTGCTCCAGCTCTAATACCTGCTTTAAGTTGTAGATTTTCTAGAGAAGCACTAAAGTCTGATGTAGCACCGCCAAATAGTTCAACAGTACCTGAAGTTGCCGCGGCACCAAATCCGCTACCGTCTGCTTTTGTTGTTAAGTCTTTATCAGTGTAAAGAACAAATGTGTTCGTTGTAATATCACCAGCAAAATATAAGCCATCAAATGAAGCATTGTCAGCACCAGTAATTCTAATCTGTCTACCAGTACGTAAATCAAGTGTTCCTGATACTGTAACAGTAATAGTACTAGCCGCTGTTGCGCCTGTGATTGTATAACTTCTATTAACTAAAGTTTCGTTTGAATCTGTAATATTTTTAAATGATACTAGACCGTAACTTCCAATTTTGTTTCCAAAACCGTCTAATAGATCTACATCTTTATAATCAGTTACTTCATATAAAGCATCTTGATAACCGAATATCATACCACCTGTGGAAGTACTACTTCCATCATAGATAGCATATCCTGTTGTTTGTTTTGTTAAACGTGCAGCCTGTTCTGGTTCAACTGTTTGAACAGTGATAGCATCATCACCAATACCATTGGCATAACTTGGTGGTGTAAATGTTGGATCTGCTTTTTTAAGGTTTAGGTTAACGTATGGAAAACCGTCTTTTGTTGTAATGTTCTGATCACCATCTTGAGCATCTAGTCCATTAAATCCATTAAATGATAATACTCTGATAACAGCATCGTCAATACCTGAGCTTTCGTCAAATACTAATGCTGTCGAAGGTCGTGTACTAACAACTTGAATTTTATCAGTAATTGTAAACTCTTCAAAAGCTCTAACAATAACTTTTTTACCTGCTGGAACATCTGCGGCCAGTCCGCCACCTGTAACATCTGTATCGATACTACATTCGTAAGTTCCACTTGGTAGTCCACTAGTTGAAATTGCTGAAATTTTATAAGCTCTAAAACCAGTTATTGAATTTGGACCTGTTCTTTGAGGATCATTTGAGTGATCAACTTCAATAAAACATCCTGGGAATGGAGGATAAGCAACATCGTTGATGTAAATTTTTGCTATAGTTTTATCGTTAACTACATCTACGGGTCTATCTTCGTATACAGATGCTGTTTGAATTAAAGGAAATTTAAGTCCAATTCTATCTGGAACTTCGTTTGGATCAGCACCATTTGATCTTAAACCGTAAACACCATGTGCTGACGATCCGTTAAGGGATCTAATTTGAGCACCATTTAAGGCAAAGTAAGCAGTATGACAGTAGTATGTAAACATGGACACTGATTCAACAAGTCCGTTGTTCATAGCAAACACACCATAACCCATATCGTTAACTTGTGTAAAGTCATTACCTAGCATTGACTTATTACCTGGTGTAGCAAGTGTAACTTTACCAGCAGTCATTTGCTCATATGGATTATCTAGAACACATTCATATAACGGATATAAAACAGGCACACCAGTTGAATCACCGAACGAAGCATAAGTTTCGCCCGGAGCTGCATCATCGCCAGCAATAAGTGTTTTCATATAACCTATTGATGTGTTGATAGCTTCTGTAATACCAGCATCGACTAGATCTTGTGCTGTTAATGTTGTGTCTTGTGTTACATCCCATTGGAAACTATGAGAAGTTCCTGTACCAAGACCAGTAAAGTCAATTTCAAATTCTGATCCTGGATCTCTTTCTTGAGCTCTTACAAGTTCGATTGAGTTGTATAATTTAAAATTGTCAGCATCGACTCTAAATGTAAAGTAAACTCCGCCGTTGGTAAGAGTTCCTCCACCAGCAAGATCTAATGAATCTGCTCCCCCGTTGCTGTATATTATACGTGATCCTGTATTAAATCCATGATTTGTAATAGTAAATGTATTTGAAGTTACATCTAAAACAAGATTCGGATCAAATGTTTGACCGATGAACACACCTGAAGGTGCTGTGTTATTTAGAATTTCGCCTATTCTAGTTTTAATGTGTTGAACAGCGTCAAGTGTCGCTGGCAATTGATTAACTGTTTGTGGATCCCCGCTCGAAGGAATAAGTTTTTTACCTGCTCGGTAGTAACTGTAACCTGCTCTAATAGAGTTATTAAAGTTACCTTGATTTAAATCACTAACACCTGCGTTAGGAGCATTACCGAATAAGTCAATACTTAAAGCATCAACAATATAGCCTGAATCTCTAAAACAAATATCTACATTATAATCTAAGTTAGGATAGTTTACAGCAAGGAATCCAATTACATCTGCTTGAATAAATTCTTTGTTTTCTTGCAATAGTTTTTTAGCAACATACATTTTCTCACCGTAGCGGATAATGTTTGCTACAATATCAAAACAGTTTTGAACTTCTTGTTGAGCTCCACCTTGCTCTGCGTTTGTAATTGATGCTATTTTAGTTTGTGCTATAGTTCCTAATGCTGGCCAAGTGTTTTGTTGTACACAAGTAATTGCGATGTCTCTCGCTTTTTCAATTGCGGCCGCTGTTGCTGTTACTTGTCCAGCAACAACTGTGAGTCCACCTGAGAAGTATAGTCTACCTGCTCTTGTTGATTCTTCGTAACCGCCAAATAATACATCATTAACTGCGGCATCAACAATCAGTCCAACGTCTCTTCTACACTTATCTTCATTAAATGTAAAACCTAAGTTCTGTGTAGCAAGCCATTGTATTGTTTCTTCTTGTATGAAAGACCTATTCTGTTCAATTAATACTTTAGCATCAAAGAAAGCAGATTCAATTCTATTTGTTAATGTAATTCTATAAATATCTTCGCCGATATTAAATGAAGTTGGAAGTTGTGGCTCTCGTTGTAGACCACCAATTACAATTTTATTATCATCTCCGCCTTGTGGATTGCGTGTTAATTCTCCAGTTTCGCCTGACTTATAAAGTAGGATACCATCTAGGTTACCCATGAATCCGTCAACAAATTGTCCACCAGCAAAGTTTTTAACGTTAATACTTTTAGCAAATGATGAACCTGTTTGACAATAAGGTGATTTAGAATTAATCTGATTGTTTGGATCTAGTACCATCATAAATCCGCCGTGTCCTTGAACACTAACATTTCTTACAATAGTAGCATCAGCACATAAGAAAACATCCATTTCATCATTTTTCTTAGGTTGACTTGAGAAGTCTAAAGGATCTGTTAGGTATTGATAACCAAATTCATAATCAGTAACTCTTAATCCGTCAATAACAGGATCTCTTCTAAAAAATACTCTACTCCATGGAGATTCTGATACTCCTAATTTTGGTCTTAGAATTGTACGTCTGAATTCATCACCTCTTAATGATACGTTTGGTGATAATCTAATTGGAAAATGTTCGTAGTAGATGCCAGTTTCTACTTGGATTGTAATCTGAATGTTCTGAGCAGGATCACCGTACTGAATTACTTCACCTATTTGGAAAGATCCTTGTAATAATTCAACTTCAAAAATTTCTCTACCTGAAGCATCACGTTCGGCAGAGTGTGAGATAATTTTAGCAACAGCATCTGAATCAATACCTCTAAGTAATTGTCCTTCTCTTAGATCATCTGTAAAGTCAGTTCCTAAATTTTCAGTTTCAAGTAACATTCTTGGCAAGAATATATCAACTGTAGGAATCGCTGTGTATCCTGTACCCTTTCTAACAATAGTAATTTCTTTAATTTCGCCCGCGATTTCAACAGTACTTGCTTCAGCACCACTACCATTGCCACCACCATTAAAGATAACAGAAGCACTACCGTAATCTGCGCCAGAAGCAGTAACTAAAATTCTGTTTACACTAAAAGTAATACTAAATTTAGCAGTACCACTACCTGTTACAGCAGAAACGTGTCCTACATTTGTAATATCTGTAGGTAAAGCACTAAAGATACCCGGTTCAACAATAGCAACTTGTGTAATAGAACCAGCAAAGTCTTTTGCTACAACCCTTAAAACAGCCGGAGATACAACATTACCACCTGTTAGTGTAAGTTCTGTTCCTATTTCATAATCAGTACCGCCATTAACAATCTGAATAGTTTGAGTTTCGTCAAGCTGCATTTCAACAGTACCAGTAGCACCATTGCCTGATAATGGAGATTGAATTAAATCTTCAAGTGTACAATCTTTAGTACCATTTTCGTATGTTAGTGTCTTTTGATATGGTCCTAGTTCTACAGGAGCCGCATTAACAAGTTCTTCAGCTACTTGTGCGGCTTTCGATACAGTTCTAAATGCTGTAGAAGGTGAACGTCCTATTTGGTTTGTTGGAATATCTGTTCTTTCATCTTGTCCGTTTGTAGCAACATAGAGGTTATTTGCTGACAAAAATGTTTTACTATCAACGTATGCTTTAGTAGAAGCAATTAAACCGCCATAGTTTACATCATCTGAGTCAATTGGGTTTCTTGATAAAATCAAAGGACCAGTCATTGTGCCCCAATCTGGCTCAATATTACCGGTTTCGTCAATAGCATCAACACCTGCTAATGAAATTTTAGTATCTACATAACCTTTATTAGGGGCATCTGAATCTAATTGTGCGTCAGCAATGTTAGTAAGTCTTTTATTGTTACCATCTAAATCCGCGGCAAGTGTCGGATCTGGGTCATTAATAAGCGCAGAAGCAAGTGAGCTAAATTTAATTACGCCCGGAACGCTTGAATCAATAACAATAGTATCGTTACTGTCTAATTTTGTAAATTGTATCTTTTCGTTGTTTGAGTCAACTGTAAGGATTTTGTTGTTATCTTCTGTTCTATAACTGTTTTGTGCTACATCATCTAAGCCAATAAAACTTAGTGCGCCACCTAAACCTAGTACAGCATATAACTCACCGAAGTTATCGTTTACCTTACTAAACGAATCGCGAATACTATCGCCGGTACCGTCATTTCCTTCAATACCGATATTAATTTCTTTTCTTGCCATGTAATAAACTCCAAAAATAGGATAAATTTGCTTCTATCAATGATATTTATCGAAATGTTTTAAAAGCCGAATGTAAATACTATATGTTCATACGAGAATACATTCTTAAAAAACTGTACGAAAGACGCAGTAAACACGGTAAAGTACATCAATACTATAGAGATGTTGCTATGGTTGTATTGAGATGTGATAATTGCGATGCTGACTTTGAAAGATCACGTAGTAAAATGGATTATAGGCGTATGAGCAACAACTATTTTCATGTATGCTCTGACTGTGATGCTAAAAGATTTGCTCAAAGAAAGGGTGTAGAGCGTAAAAAAATATGGGATATGCCAGCTAGTAGTGATTTACCCGTTAGTAAATACTGAATCATCAAAATTTACACTAACACCACAACCGCATGACGACTTAGCATTAGGGTTTTGAATATCAAACATAGCACCCATTATGTCTTTTTTATAATCTATTGTAGATCCAAACAAAAACATTATGCTTTGACCCCCAATAATTAACTTTCCACTGCCACATTCAATAACTTCAACTTCTTCTTTGATCGAATCTTGTGTGTCAACAAGCCCCCAATCATATTCAAATCCAGCACAGCCACCGCCTTTTATGTTTAAAGATACGGCATAACTGTTATGGTCTTCACAAAGTTTGTTTATTTGATCTTTTCCGGCTTGTGTTACATTACAAATCATTGTTTAAACTTTTTAGTTCAGCATAAGCATCATTTAGCTCTTTATAAGTTTTTTCCATATACTTATCAGGAGCCTTTTCTGCTTCTGCGGCTTCGATTATCTTTTGTAGTAGATCAATTCTTTGTTTAAGATTATCTACTTTATCCTCGATGCTCAATTTAATTTACCTCTACGTTGTATTTTGACTTTGTCAAAAGAAACAGACTTAGGTGGAGGGTCAATTTTTTGGGCCTTTATCCAATAGTTATAGTGTTCTCTAATACCATTGGAACTCCACCTTTTAATCAAGAGGTCTTGATTTATAAGTCTGTGTTGCTTCAACTATTCGGACTTCCAAATAGTCCAAGCACCATATGCGATTGCCGCATAAGCAAGAATACCTGCTAACGGTTTTGCAATTAGTACAATAATTCCTAAAGCGATTAATGCCGCACCGTCCCAAGAAGTTCTTTCTGTGAAACGCTTTGACACCCAACCTTTAAATTTATCTAACATAATTATTATCTCCATTTTAGTTGTGTCACGCAAACATATTTAGTAAATACACCACAGGAGGAAAAATTATGTTTAAATGGTTAAAAGAGCTTTTTGGGTTTGATACACCGGATACTCCGGAAATTGCTAAAAAAGCACCTGCCAAAAAGAAAACACCTGCTACTAAGAAGCCTGCGACAAAGAAGGCTCCTGCGAAGCGTGGTCGTCCAAAGAAGAGTTCATAGATTCTTCATACAATTTGATGCTGGCAAGATTCTTAGCCTTAGATTCTACCATAATGTCAGCGTAATCCCTGAAACTAAGAGCCCATTCATTAACTGCTTTATTCCACATAAAGTCTGAATGAGCTCTTAGTTTTTGTTTCTTGTATCCCTGTTCAAGTAATTCTTCCATATTTGGCATGACGTTAGGATCGTGTCCTACAAGTAAATCCTCTCGTGAAACTGAGTAATGAATAACGGGACGCACACCACGCCAACTATCAATTATGCGAGCAAATCTATCGTCGGTTGGCTGAATGTATTCTCCTGTACGGACCCAGTGGTGGTGTATGTCAAGAACGAGTGCGACGTGTTCGGCAAGTTCCAAACTGGCGTCGATGCCCCAGGACATTTCGTCATTTTCAATTGTAATACAGTTTCGTGCTTCTGGAGACAGTCTTGGAAGGACGTCGATGATACCGGCTGGACCTTG